ACTAGAACACCATCAACTAAAGATGTTAAAATTGAATTAACTTTAAAAGATAGTGCAAAAAACTTTTATGAATTATTCAATAAGGCTTTAGACTATTCATCTAAAAAAGATGTAAGGTTTTTTGACTTAGTTGATGAGGCTACAACAAAGCAATTATCTTTAATTGGTACGTTGTTTAATAGTGATGCCTATAAAGATATGAGAAATTTCTCAATTGATTATCAAGTAGCAATTGATGGAACATTAGAGAAATCAAGCCTAGGCAAAAAACAAGCCTAGTTAATACTAAGCTAACACCAAAGCCCCCTTGATTAATTTCAGGGGGGTTTTTTTTTGGGCTATCCTCCAAGCAATATCAAATTATAACTAGGGTTTATTTTGGGGTGGTTATCAAGGGGGGGTTGATAGTTACAAAAATTTAACATGCCTAGTTCCCCCCCAAATGATAACTAGATTTTACTCAGGATATACTAAGGTCAACCCCTTGACTAGATTTTAGGGGGAAAGCTTTTATTTTGTGCAGTACATACGGATTTTACACTAGGGGACGTGCAGGGGACACCCACCCCCCCATACTAGATATACATAGCATTGAGGTAAAATCAAGGAATCCCCTGTAAACCACCTTGTGACTACATACTTGCTATGAATATTCTGTAAATCTCGTGGCTATATGCTAGGGTGTTCCCTAGGGGGTAGGTATATTTAGGTATACTATCTATATAAAACCCCCCCTGAGTATTGTTAATACTATTATACACCCCATTCTCTCTTTTGTCAATGATTATATTTAATAATAATGCTCTAATGTAAAAATAATCTAAATTAATACTTGACAAAAGCAATATCTGTGTGTATACTAGAATCAGGTACACTTTAAAAGGACACACAGTTAATATCGAGCTAAAGACTCACAAGAGGTCATCACTAAACTGTACCGACTAATTGGGAACACCTAGGATTCCCCGTAAGTTTAACAATTAAAGGATATATTATGGCTATAAAAATTAAAGATGATGGTAGTATCGTTGCAAACGGTGTTACTTACAAGAACAAGGCTGCATATAATGCAAGGACAAAGACTAAAAAGACTGGAAATATTTTTGAAGGTAGATTAGCTAAAGAAAAAAGAGCTGCTAAATCTTCTGTAGCACAAGGTAAGAGAAATCAAGCTGCTACAGCTAAGATGTATGCTGCGGAAAGTATGTTTACTTCTGCGAAGAACAGAGATGATGCTAAGACTAAACCAGGAAAGGCTAGATCTTTCAAGGATGCATTTGATTCTGCTACTAAAGATGGCAAATCAAGATTCATGCACAAAGGTAAAGGGTTCTTTACTAAAGAAGGTGCTGCAAGTAACAGAGATTCTATGAAAACTAGAACTGGTGAAGCAGGATCTATGTCTAGTGCAAAACCTACTGGACCTAATAAAGAGAAACGTACTTTATCTAGTCTATTTAAAAAGCTTAGAAACAAAGTAAAAAAGAAAAAATAACTTGATAACCACTGACGCCCTAAATCTATCCTTTAAAGAGATCATGGAGTTGGTAAATGCAAACAATGGATTCTACTATTCTAAAGACTCAAAAGAAAAGCTTAACCGATACACAGGAAAAGTTTCTAGACGCATTATTCGGGGAGGCTCAAGGCAACCCAAGAATAGCGGGAGAGCTGGCAGGTTACTCAGAACATTCATATCCTAAAGTTGTCCGTAACCTTAAAGACGAGATTGTTAAACGAGCAGAACATTATCTAGCCATAAATTCTGCGAAGGCTGTCACCAAGATGGTAAACATGTTAGACGAGGATGGAACGACTCCACACGCTAGTATCAGAATGGAAGCAGCAAAACAAGTATTAGATAGAGTTGGTATTGTAAAGAAAGACCAACTAGATATCAACATGAATCTTAAGCATGGTATGTTTATACTACCAGCTAAAGAAGAACCAGAAGAATCAATAGTAACACCAATACAGGAGTAGTCATGAAAGGATACAAACCAAAGCCTAAACCAACTTACTAATAACTTTATACAAAGTGATTAAAAGAAAAGCAAGAACTATCCCATTTGGATATAAGTTAGCAGAAGATACAGATTACATTGAACCAATAGAATCTGAACTAGAAGCATTAGAAGAAGCTAAGAATTTTTTAAAAACATGCTCATACCGAGAAGTGGCTATCTGGTTATCAGCGAAAACAAAAAGATACATTTCATATGTCGGACTTAGAAAACGAGTTACCAGAGATACAGCTTCCAAAGCCGAAGAAGAAAGTAAAAACAAAAGCCAAGCAGTCGGCTAAACAAGCGTTAGCCAGAACAAGAAAGAAAGTTGCACAAGCAGAACAAACTCTACGTTCAGCTAAGACACATGCAAAAAATGTCAAAGAGAAGTTGTTAACCATTGACAAAGTATTAGATGGTAAAGAACAACAACTCATAACCCAAGATGTAATAGACGATGTTCCAGAAAATATACAGGAGCATTTAGCTAATCAAAACATAATCTTTAAACCTAACAAAGGTCCACAAAGAGATTTTTTAGCTGCATCAGAAAGGGAAGTTTTTTACGGTGGTGCTAGAGGTGGTGGTAAATCATATGCCATGCTTATTGATCCTCTGAGATACTGTCATAAAGAAAATCACAGATGTCTGTTACTTCGTAGAACTATGCCAGAGTTAAGAGATTTGATTAATCATTCTCAACGATTATACTCAAGAGCATACCCAGGAGCAAAATGGAGAGAGCAAGAAAAAGAATGGAGATTCCCATCAGGAGCAAAAATAGAGTTTGGTTATGCAGAGAACATGACAGACGTATTACGTTACCAAGGGCAATCTTACACATGGATAGGAATAGACGAACTTCCACAATATCCTTCGCCAGATATTTATAATTTTCTAAGATCGTCACTTAGATCAGTTGATCCTACGATACCAGTATATATGCGGGCTACAGGTAACCCAGGTAATGTTGGATCACAGTGGGTTAAAGAGATGTTTGTGGATCCTATAGATCCCAATACAGCTTTTAACATAGAGATTTCTACACCCACAGGAACAAAGTATATAACAAGAAGATTTATACCAGCAAAGTTACAAGACAATCCGTACCTTATGCAAACTGATGATTACTACGCAATGCTATCATCATTACCAGAAGTACAGAGAAAACAATTTTTAAATGGAGACTGGGATGCATTCTCTAATGCAGCATTCTCTGAATTTGATAGAGAGATACATGTTGTTGAACCATTTGAAATACCTAAAGGCTGGCAGCGATTTCGTGCTGCGGATTGGGGCTATAGTTCTCCTGCCTGTTGTTTATGGTTTGCTATTGATTATGATAATAATCTATGGGTTTATCGAGAGTTGTATACCCAAAAGATTACTGCAGATATTTTCGCAAAGAAAGTCTTAGACCTAGAGAGCGGAGAATATATGCGTTACGGGGTCTTAGATGCTAGTACATGGGCAAAGAGAGGAGATGTGGGTCCAAGCATAGCAGAGACAATGATTCAAGCTGGATGCCGTTGGAGACCTTCTGACAGAACAGGAAGAAGTAGAATCAGTGGAAAGCTAGAGATTCACAAAAGATTAAAGATAGTAAACGAAAAAACTAAAGAACCAGGTATTCGTATATTTTCTAATTGTAGAAATTTGTTAAGAACATTTCCTACACTACCATTAGATGATAGTAACCCTGAAGATATTAATACACACGTAGAAGATCACGCATATGATGCACTAAGATACGGATGTATGAGTAGACCGATGCATACGAGTTACGCTAATAAATTATATAACAATAATAATAGAACGACTAACTTTATCCCCTCAGATAAAATATTTGGATATTAACAAAGGGGATACATGAAAAAAAAGAAGCTGCCTATTATAGATAAAAAGAATTTTCCTTATCAACTAGCAATGGTGTATTGGGAAGATATCGTTGGAGACGCTGGCTGGGCTGAGATACCAGATATTAAAAATTCAAGTACAGCAGTATGTTGTAGCTTTGGATGGATAGTAGTTCAAAACGATAAGAAGACTGTTGTCATGGCAGATTTTATATTTGAAGATAATGGCAAAGTAAAGACAGGCGGTGGGTATACCACTATCCCAACACAAAACGTTTTAGAAATTAAAAAGATAAAAACATAGGAACAACATGGAAATGAAATTTGACCCAAGAGCTAAAGTTAAGCAAGGTGATCTAAGTACAAGTCCTGAAGGCAAGCAACCGAATCAAGCACCTGGAGATTTATTAATATCTCCTGGCAAAGAGGATGTGCTAGCTAATACTGGAGATGGTAAATTTGGATATCATGAACCTAAGAAATTCAAAAGCCAATTAGATGCTAATCTGTTTACAATGGCGGATGAGAAGGATTATTAATGAGTGACTTTATAAAAAAAAAGACAGCTAATCCTAAATTTTATGGTTATACAGGACCTGTAAAGCCAGAAAAAAAAGGTAAGTTTATCCAGAAACCACGTGCAGCTACAGATAAAGATAATAGCTCATATGGTTATTCAGGAAAACCTACAGACGTAAAAGTAAGATCTAAATATATTAAAAAAAAGGGAGACTAACATGGATATAAATGTAAGATACAAACACGGTGAACTTTCTGCAGATGTGGCTAAAGTTAAAAATGAAAAACTAGCAATAGACCCAAACTCTAAAGTTCTACAAGGTGCAACTTCTGGCGACAGTAATGATAAGCCAGGTGCTAAAGAAAAAGTTGATGCATCTATTTTTAAAATGGCTGAAGAAAGAGACTA